CTGAGCCTCCTATAAGGGTGTTGCCACCCTTCCAGAAATTATCTGCCGCACCGCCTTTAGGTCTTAACCTAGCTCTCCAGTCAACAGGAGTACCTGTGCCTTTTTGCCCAGATGATATAACATCGACTATGCCTGCTTGAGCAGTTTCTCGAGCAATGTTATCTCTTAATTCTCTTTCTTTTGCTGTTTGATATAAAGAATCGGCCTGACCTATACCACCACGCATTGTAGGCGGCTTAAATATTAAACCGTCGGTAAGATTGCCAATATACTTTTTTGCACTCATACTAACTCCTGCTATGCTTATATTTATCGAAATCAATAAAACATCTTATAATTTTTAAAAGTGGGTAAATAATAGTTGACAATAATCTTATATTGTGTATAATACTTGTTGAGTTATTGGAGATTTTATGGCAACGCAGAAAAAAATTAATTACTTAAACAACAGAGACATCTTAACAGAGATTCACAAAAGCAAGATGTCATACTGTTATATTGAGGACGAAAAATACACGGATTTTGATATTATTTTAGAAGATGTCAAAAAGATCAATAGAAATAGCGTAAAACAAGCAAGAGAAAACAAGGCCGCAAAGATGCAGTACGAAGGATATCAAGCGGCGATGGCTTTACACGATCCTAAAGATTATAAAAATAAACCCAAACAAAAAGAATTTGCTGTTGATCCTAAGTCTATTGACATAGAAGATTTAGTGTTTAGAGTTATGACATATGAACATATTCCTGATGAAGAAGGGCGTAAAAAGAACCCTAAAAACATTGCGGAAGAAAAAGCCAAAGTAAACTTTAAGCCTTTTAAGCATTATGCATACAAAGATGATAATGTTGTAGAGGTTGCTCGTAGTCATTGGCAGGGCAGTTTAAGTAATGGTGAGTTTAACACTGAACACGGTAGTATCACAAACAAACTTGGAACAATGTTTTTAAAACTTGTTGAGCGTTACAGCCACAGAGCAAACTGGAGAGGTTACACTTATGTTGACGAAATGCGTGGACAAGCATTAGTACAATTAGCACAAATTGGATTACAATTTGATGAATCTAAGTCAGACAATCCGTTTGCATATTATACTGCGGCAGTTAACAACAGTTTTACCAGAGTGCTTAATATCGAAAAAAGAAATCAAACTATTAGAGATGATATCTTAATCGAGCAAGGACACTTACCGAGTTATGGCAGACAAATTGCACATGAAGAACAAATTCGTGCAATGCGTGAAGCCGCAGAAGAAGATACACAATCATTAGCAGATTAATTTATGGCCCAACTGTTTAAAACAGCGGCTTGCTTTACGGATATTCATTACGGTTTAAAGCAAAATAGCCGACTACATTTAGATGATTGTCATCGATATATAGACTGGTTTATTGCAGAAGCGAAAGCAAGAAATGCAGAAACTTGTATATTTCTCGGTGACTGGCATCATCATAGAGCAAGTGTTAACGTAGCAACCATGAATGCTACTATCAAAGATCTCAAAAAACTCAACGATGCATTTGAAAAAGTTTACTTTATAACAGGTAACCACGATTTGTATTACAGAGATAAAAGAGAACTTAACAGCATTGAATATGCTCGTGACTTATCTAACTTTGTAATGGTAGACGATCATTTCTTACAAGATGATGTTGCTATTATTCCTTGGCTAGTAGGTGCCGAATATAAAAAAGTTGCAAAAATGCAATGCAAATATATGTTTGGACACTTTGAGTTACCGTACTTCAAAATGAATGCTATGGTAGAAATGCCAGATCATGATGGTATAAAAGCAGACATGTTAAGCGGTCCAGAGTATGTGTTCAGTGGGCACTTCCACAAGCGTCAATACAAAAACAACATTCACTATATCGGCAATGCTTTCCCACACAACTATGCAGACGTTGATGATGACGAACGTGGTGCTATGTTCTTAACATGGGGAGATGAACCACAGTATGTAAATTGGACTGCATGCCCGAAATACAAAGTGTTTACACTTAAACAACTGCTCGACAATCATCAAACCTTGCTAGACGAATATACCTATGCTAGAGTTAAATTAGACATCAGTATTAGTTATGAAGAAGCAAATTTTATTAGAGAAAAATTTGCAGAACAATACAATGTCAGAGAATTGCAACTTATTCCTATTAAAGAAGAAGAGGAATACGAAGGTGGCGATATTGTTTTTGAAAGTGTCGATCAAATTGTAATACAGCAACTAGAAACTATAGAAAGCCAAACAATCGAAAAACAAAAACTCATAGATATCTATAATGAGATTGAGACTCAGTAATGTTAAAAATTAAAAATGTAAGTGCAAAGAACTTTATGAGTATTGGTAACAATACTCAGGCAGTTAATTTTGATAATTGCCAACTTACACTAGTTCTCGGTCATAACTTAGATATGGGTGGAGACGGTAGCAGAAACGGTACAGGTAAAACTACTATTATCAATGCACTCAGTTATGCATTGTATGGTGAAGCACTAACAAACATTAGACGTGATAACCTTATTAATAAAACAAACGGTAAGGGCATGATGACTACTGTTGACTTTGAGATTGAGGGTCGAGAGTATCGTATCGAACGAGGGCGTAAACCTAATGTGTTAAGGTTGTTAGTAAATGGAGAAGATGCATTTAGCGAAGAGCAACAAGGAGACAGCAGAGAAACACAAAAAGAAATCGAAAAGATTATTGGCTTCCCTCACAACATGTTTAAGCATTTGATTGCTCTTAACACTTACACAGAGCCATTCCTTTCAATGAAAAACAATGATCAACGTGATATGATTGAGCAGTTGTTAGGTATTACTGAATTGTCAGAAAAAGCAGAAATTCTCAAAGAACTTATGAAAGGTACTAGAGATAGCATCAAAGAAGAAGAGTTTAGAATTAATGCTGTTGAAGAAAGCAATAAACGTATTGATAAAAACATTAAAGAAATTGAAAGCAGAAGTAGAGCATGGGACAAACAACGCAATGATAAGTTACAAGAAATTGCAGAATTAATTACATCGTTACAAGAAATTAATATACAATCAGAGATTAACAAGCATAAACACAACACATTTGTTGCAGAGCAATCTACAAAATTTACAACCTTAAACAACGAGCGTGAAGTTAACGATAGAAGTATTGTAAGAAGTAGCGAAAAACTATCTACACTAAAAGATAACTTACAAAAAGCAATAGAAGGTGTGTGTCCTGCTTGTGAACAAAGTACAGCACATTTAGATACGCACGAAGCATACACACAAGAGTTGCGTGAGAAAATTACAGAAGAGGAAGAATACTTTGCCGGTTTGAAAAAAAGAGATAAAGAAATACAAGACGAGCAAGATGCATTAGGAGTAATAGGGGAAACAGTAGAAACTTTTTATCCTAAGGTAGAAGATGCGTTAGAGCACAGGCATAACTTAGAAACATTGAAGTCGCAACTAGAAGATAAAGCAGATGAAATTAACCCTTATGTGGATCAAATCGAAGGTTTAAAAGAAACAGGTTTACAAGAAATCAGTTTCGAAACAATGAATGAACTAACTTACTTAAAAGATCATCAAGAGTTTTTATACAAATTGCTTACCAGTAAAGACAGTTTTATCCGTAAAAAGATTATAGATCAGAACATAGCATACCTAAATCACCGGTTAGCACACTATTTAGACAAGTTAGGATTACCACATGATGTGAAATTTGCGAGCGATTTAGGCGTCGAAATTACAGAGTACGGGCGTGACTTAGACTTTGATAACCTCAGTAGAGGTGAACGAAATAGGCTCATTTTAGGGCTATCTTGGGCGTTTAGAGACATGTATGAGAGCTTAAATAGGCCTATGAATTTAATGTGTATAGACGAACTTATAGACAGTGGCATGGACTCAATGGGTGTAGAAAATGCACTTGCGGTGCTTAAAAAGATGCATAGAGAGCAAAGCAAAAACATATTACTCATTTCTCACAAAGAAGAATTGATTGGGCGTGTAAATAATGTGTTGACAGTAGTTAAAGAAGGTGGCTTTACAAACTACAATACAGACACAGAATATTTAGATGCCTAGCGATTGGATACATAAAGATAATACAGTAAACGAATTACCAAAAGGATGTGAAGCATTCGTATATCTAATCACGAACAAAAAGAACGGCATGAAATATGTCGGTAAAAAACTAGCAAAATTCAAAACAACTAAACCACCACTAAAAGGCAAAAAGAACAAAAGGCGAGGCACTAAAGAAAGTGACTGGCGAGAGTATTGGGGCAGTTCAGATCATTTAAAAGATGATGTAGCAAAGTATGGAGAAGACAATTTTATTCGTGAAATACTATACTTTTGCCCTAGTAGAGGAGTTGCCAGTTACTTAGAAGCAAAAGAACAATTTGACAGACAAGTACTGCTTTCAGACGATTATTACAACGGAATTATCAATGTGAGAGTAGGCGGCTCAAAAATCTTAAAAGAAAGTTTGGCTAACATATAACTAATTACTGATTAAGGCACATCTGGCACACCCGGCTAACATAGGCACACACATAGGTCCATACACCACCCCATCGAGGCATATAATATCGATTTCCTTGAGGCTCCATTTGCTTGGCGTCAGATCTGGAATGTATGGCGGTACATGAGATACAAACACACGACAACAGTATTGAACGATTCAGGCTCTGAGAAAAAGCAACCTGAGAAATTGTGTAACTGAACTCTACAAGGTTATACAATTTTCCGTGGGACACCAGTGACGGTAGTGTATGAGGAGATAAGGCCCACCACTTCTTAACAGCACCCGAGTTAGAGATGGCGATAGTCATCATGATGACAACCATATTTTTTTCACCCGGCAACGGGTGAATTATGGCTCAAGTTTCATGATAACTTCTTAAATAAAAAAATATCTTGTAAGTGATCGAGTGAAGTGAAACGGAACGATAGAACGCAACAAGATAAGACACGAAGTGTCTGTTAAATGTAATTAATTGTAACAGATTAAACTAATTCATTAAAATAAACGTTTTGTAGAAGTAAATATATTACTAGGAGATATAAAAATGAAACGTTTACTAATATTAAGTATATTCCTTACCGGGTGTACTTCGCTAGACCCAAATGTTATTCTACCTGAATTCGATTGGATGCCTACTGATTTAATGTGGGAAAGAAATATTAGGAATTGCAGAAGTCAACCACAATGCAATGCGGCTGATTTATTTGATAGGACTTAGAGATATTCTGTTGGCTTTTTGCCAGACTTGATTTGATTGTATTGATTTAGGACTTGCACAAAGTTTTGTCTATCAGCAAATGTCATTTGCCAAACTTCAGAAAAAGACACAGAGCCCTCACTGTAGACTACCAACTCGATAATCGTTTTGTTGAGGGCATCTTGTTCTGATTTGAGCTTGCCTAGGTAACCGGAAATTTCTTCAGGCTCTGCCCGTGCTAGGAAGCCGTGAAAAAATTTACAGGATCAAAGTTTACTTTGCTAACGAATTTAAACGTTTCACCGTTTTCTTTACATTCTTCGGCCTCGCATTCTAACTGCATTTGTGTGTTGATGCCTGATTCGTTAATTTTTTGAATTGTTTCTTCTACTGCTTTTCCTACACTACTGTCTGCATTATCTAAAAATTCTGCAATTTGATTTCTGTCTGTTACGTCAATATCTTGATCAACAATCTTAATGCTGTGGATACTGTCTGCAATCAGTTCAAAGTTAAGTGCTGAAATTTCTTTAAAGTTTTCATTAAACAGTTTTAATCTTTCCATTTCATCTGGAATATCTGCTAATGCTTGTAAACTTCTGGTACTTTGGAAATTGGTTATACCTGCTTTAATTGTGCTTGCGTATGTGAAAGGTTTTACT